TGATAGAACAGCATTACCAAAGCTTACTTGATATCGAAAAAGACTTGGAAAATAAGGCTAATATTTTAAGAGACGAAAAAGATAAGATAACAACTCTTTTGCAGTTTTTTAATAAGTCTATGGATAAAAAAGTTGTTCCACCCTCTGGGAACACCGTTACCGAAATATCATCGGGTATTCCAAGTAAAGAGTAATTTGCTACTCAGCAAGTGAGGGGGGTTTGTAGGAGTTCCTCCCTTATCAAAAGCCCTGATGATGTCGTGGGGGTGTCATCAGGGCTACTTTACCCTAAAAATATTATGAATACGTATGCTCTAGATTTTGAGTCTTATTATGACAAAAGTTGCTCTATTAGAATTTTAGGGCCTTTAGGTTATTTTTCTCATCCTGATTTTGATGCTTACCTTATAAGCGTAGTTGGAGACGATGGTTTTGTTTTTGTAGGCAATCCTAGAGAATTTGATTGGTCTATGCTTGAGGGACAGCGAGTCCTTTCACACAACGCATCTTTTGACGAGACTTTATATTTTTATGGGGTAAAGGAAAAGTGGTGGGGTTCAGTAGATTTTAAAGAGTGGCATTGTACTGCGGATATGGCTGTTTGTTGTGGCCACCCAAGATCATTAAAAAAAGCCTCAGAAGAAGTTTTAAATATAGACCTTAGTAAAGAAACAAGAGATGCCATGAAAGGAAAAACTTGGTCATCTATGAGTGAAGAATTTAAAAAAGATGTCCTTGAGTACGCAACACTAGACAGTGAATATTGTTTGCAGTTGTGGGATAAGTTGTCTCCTAAATGGTCTGATTTTGAAAGAGCTATTAGTTTGCTCAACAGAAGGTGTTCTCAAAGAGGACTCCCAATCGATTTAGAATTACTTAAAGAATCAAAAGACCACATTAATAAGCTTTTATTTGAAGTTGAAAACACAATACCGTGGATAGATAACGCTCCAATATTATCTAGAAAAGCTTTTAATGCAGAGTGCAGAAAAGCAGGTGTCGAGCCTCCCGACAGTATGGCTATGACTAATCAGGAAGCAAACGAATGGATAAAGAAACATGGTAAGAAGCATGTCTGGATTGAATCTGTTAGAAATTTTAGGAGAGTTAATTCGGTAAAAAGAAAACTAGAAAGTTTTGAGTATGCAACAATGCCTGACTTGCGGTTTTATGGAAACATAATGTATTTTGGAGCTTCTGTAACAGGGAGGTTTAGTGGTTCTGGTGGTAACTTAAATTTACAAAACCTACCAAGAGGAGATTTGTTTGGGTGCAATTTAAGAAATTTAATTAAAGCACCTCAAGGTAAAAAATTAGTAGTTGTAGACCTATCACAAATTGAAGTAAGAACTTTGTGTTGGTTAGCTAAATCTAAAAGCATACTGGAAGACATAAAAAAAGCTGATGACATTTACGAAGTTTTTGCTATTGAGTTTGGTCTTTGGGAAAGCAGCAAAGGGCCTTTAAAAGACATTAAACCTGACATTAGACACAAAGTTAAAACAATGGTTTTAGGTTGTGGATATGGAGTAGGTTACAAAAAGTTTGCTTCAATTTCTGGGATGACTGAGGAGGAGGCTAAAGCGTCTGTTGATTTGTACAGAGAAAAAATGTTTAAGGTCGTTTCTTACTGGAGATCTTTAAATAAAGAACTTAAAGACGTAGCGAGTTCACCTTATGATTTTAATATACTTCTTCCTTCAGGAAGAGAACTAAAGTACGGAAGAATAAACTCAAGAACTACAGAAGTAGAGGATCTTGAAAAGAATGTTTCTATACAAAGGAAAGAGTATTTTGCAACAGTTGTAAAAAACTCTTCACGAAGAGCTGTAAAACTTTACGGAGGTTTATTGGCTGAAAACGCTTCACAGGCTTTGGCTAGAGATGTGTTTTGTGACTGTATGCTTAGGATAGCAGAAACAGGGCTTAATATAATATGCCATGTGCACGATGAGGTAGTTATAGAAATAGAAGAAGATGAAGCA